AAGTTACCGTCAATGTAATCCCAGTCAATTCCAGCGTGTGAGCCTTCAGGAATTTCTATCATGTTTTTGTCATTAGGAGCTACATCCCAAATACAAACATTTACGACTTTTCCATTGCTAATTTGAGCGTAATTTTTCAAACTTTGTGATTCAACCATTATGCGTATAGCTCCAAAATTAATATTCCATTTCCGCCTGTTCCACCAGACCGAGTAGTTCCTTGGCTCTGTGCGTTTAAGGCACCACCCCCACCGCCGCCATATGTCCTTCCAGTCATTCCGTTAAATCCTGTGCTTGTTACTTCATTTCGAGTCGCTCTTGAAAGAGCAGAGAAACCACTTATTGTAGAGGCTGGGAAAGAGGCACTATTTGAGAAGTTTATAGAGCCACCAGAGCCCTCAATAACTAACTGAGCTGTTGAGGCATCGTTAAAATCAGGAATTGCGTTACCCATAGTTGGAACTCCGTTAGATGGACCACCGGCACCAGGCTTACCACCAGTAGCAATGACAAGAGAACCAAAACTTGAGTTACCACCAGCAGATCCATTATTGTTACCGGCGGCTGCACCTGAACCACCAGCACCCACAGTTATTGTAATAGATGAGGCTAGACCTGCAATGTCAGTAATAAAAGATTCCCCGTAAGAACCGCCATTGCCGCCAGTTCCAATAGATGCTTGAGCTGATGCAGTTGTGCCCGAACCACCGCCACCGCCACCGCCACCGACACACTTTACTTTGATTGCTCTCAGCCAAGGGTAAGTTGCCTTTGTAAATGTGCCTGATGAAGGGAAGTAAACAGTTTCAGCTAAATTGTAAGAAGCAGTTCCAGCATTACCAACAGTTACCCAAGAAGTTGCGTTATAAGCCTGTATTGTGTTGGAGTCGTTTAAGTAGGCAACCATTCCCTCTGTTGGGGTAGGAATAGCCGTTCCTCTGGCTGTTGTGTCTGCAAAGGTCATAACCGACTGGTCCATTAGAAAATTGTTTACATCTGCGGCAAATAAAACCTCACCAGGTACAAAAGTCTTTTTCGGCATTATTTTCCTTAGTTATCTTCTAGTAGCAAAGCCTTAGAGCGACGCTATTTCTTCCTGTGTTAGACCGAGTGCTGCAAGTTTAGCTAGGGCAGATTCACGAGCTGCTGCTCTGGCCTTTTGCTCTGCTTCAATAGCATCGCTTTGATTTTGGGTAATTAGATGATTCTCTAATTCTTCTTCGTTCATTTCCCGAACGATTCCGTCAATTCCGATTAGTGGATTAGTCATTATGCCTTACTGTATCCATAGACGGCAACAGTTCCGCCTGTAATAGTTCCAGTTGCTGGTTTGATGTTAAAGGTTGTAAAGCTAGTAGCTGCTGTGTGGATTCCAGTTGTGACAGAGCCAGTTCCACCAGTTCCGCCAGCAGTTCCATTCTTTTCACCAGTTGAGGTCATCATTGTTTGCTTAGCAATAAATGGTCCCTCAAGGTCAATGATTCCAGAGATCGTGCTAGTGGTTGCAGCGCCAACATAATCAAAGTATCCAACATTGGCTGCCACGCTACCAATCAAGCCAGTAGTTGTGTAGTTACCAGTAAAAGCGTTTGAGTTGTGGTTGTTAGTATCAGTTCCTAATTGAAGCCTAAGTCTTGTTGCTGTGCTGGCTACTCCACCAGAAACTACAATTCTGTAAGAGTCATAAGTTGAACTAAATGTTCCCGTCCAAACATGAGAAGAAACTAAAGACCCAATCGTGTCTGCCTTAATAAAAACCAATCCACTTGGAACAGCAGCGGCAACTGGGCTAACCCAAGCACTTCCGTTCCAGCTCTCGATAAGGTTAGTTGTTTCGTTATAGGTAGTCATTCCCTGAGTTGGAAATGGGATAGCAGAACCCCTAGCAGCAGTACCAGCAAAGCTCATAACGGTCTGGTCCATGAGATAACTATTGACATCTGCCGCTAATAAGACCTCATCAGCGGTAAAGGTTTTTCTTGACATCGTTTTCCTTAGTTCTTTTGTATGTAGTTTAGCATTAGTAGGTCAAGAAGTCTTCGTCAAGGATACCCAACAATGGGTTGTCAAGGGTCAGCAAGGTAAAGTCTATCTTTTCAAGAGAAAGGGTTATTCGCTTTTCGTTGTTTTGCCAATCATGGCTGATACCAATTATTTTTACAGACTGCTCAATAGCGGGTGGGATACCCGAAGGTGTAAACCTAACCTGTACAACATCACCAATTTCAAGGCCTAGGACCTCATTCTGCTGTGACTCACTTAGCACATCAAGAACCACTGTAAGGCTGTCAAACCGATACTGTGGCTGTTTGAATCTAGCAAGTAAGAAGTCAGCAAGATATTGAAGCTCAATAATGCTTTCATTCAGTAAGCCATCTTGACTATATGAATGAGGTCCATAAAGTGCTTGTGAGTCGGCGTCTTCCGCAATAGCCTCATCAGGAAATAATTGATTGTTAGTAATTACAACACGATTGTAAAGTTGCTCGGAGCCATAAATTACGCTTAAATCAGCAAAGGGTATAGCAGTAAAACCAGCAATTGAACCCTCGTCTGTAAAAATCAAATCAATTATTCCAGGACTGGCGTTTCTTTCCTTAAACACAAACTTATTGTCTTTTGAAACAAAAATCTCTCCACCTTCACTTGTGGCAATTAGCTGAAGATAACTAATAGCTTGGGTTTGAGCGGCAACATCAATATCTGACAACTGGCTATCACCTGCGTCAATAGTTCTTTTATCAAGAGGCCAATTTACTTCTTGTAAGTCAAGGATTCGTGTAACTCTCGCACCTGATAGTTCGATTGGTGGAGTTACTTCTGGTAAATTGTTTATAGTCAAGGTGCTTAGTCCGTCTGATGCCTGAAAGCTAACGACAGACCTGTTGCCTGGCTCATAACCGATGTCAAGGTCATCAATGTAAGTATAAATAACTGGATAGCCATTACAGCTCATCCTTAGTTCTCTCCCAGGAATTAGTTGCGAATAATAAAACCCTTCTTCATAAAGAGGGTCAAATAGGCGGTCGAAGTTATCTACAATAACCGAAAGCTGTCCAGCGTCAATGCGGTCTAGCGCCTGTGACCTACCCCTAGAAGTAGAGGCAGACACTAACCTGTTCGTGATGTCGTAGAACTTTGAGCCACCAAGAGTGTAAACAAGGTTATTTAGCCTGCCTCGGATTGGGTCATTTAGTCTAAAACCTGTTGGGTCATTGTTACCAAGATTTGCGCCAATCTCCACTGTGACGACTGGTGCTGGCATTACGCGCCCTGCCAGACCGCGCCAGAAGTGCGCTCGTAGGACTTGATAGCGTCAACGATTGCTTTACCGATTGAAGGCCCAGAGCCAACACCGCCGCTTACTTCAATGTTGTAATAGTTATTGATTACTTCTTGATTAGCCAGAGCTGCCGTTGTTCCCACACCAGCAATGTCTGAAGCTATGCCACCGAACTCCCCGTAAGCCTGATTTAGCTCACCGATAAATGCACCACCAGCACCAGCCAAAGCCTGAGCTAATTTGCCACCCTGCATTGGACCAGCAGCAATAACTTGCTGAAGAAGGCCATTTGTAAGCCCTTGCTGAGATAGAGAGGTTATGTTTTTAGCAAAGTTTTTGGTTTGTTCTAAAAGCTTCTTGATGTTTCTGGTAATTGAGTTGACCGAATTTCCAAGGTCAGGCAGGCTAAAGGCTGAAAGTATTGATTCTTTTATGCCACCGAATGTTGACTTGACCGCATCAGCAAACGATTTATAGGCATCTTCCCTTTTTTGTAGTCTTTCTTCTTCTTTTCTTGCAGCTTCCGCTTGTGCGGCAGCTAATTGTCTAGCGGCTTCCTGTTGTGCAGCAAGTTGCTCTCTAGCGGCTTGGTCTTGTGCTGCGCTAGCAGCCGAAGCCACAGAAGCGGATGCTTTAGCATCGGCAGCACCTTTTTTTCTAATTTCATCGCGTATTGTATTGCGAAGTTGCTTACCACCACCATAGACGCTACCTGAGCCAACAAAGCTAGCCTCAAGTAATAAAAGCTCATCGCGTAAAGCTCTTGCTTCTTTAGTTGCATTGCTAGTAGCTCCAGCAAGGAAGCCCATTTTGCCACCAATAAACTCGACCTCATAAGCTGTGGCATTTAGCTCAGGGTTTAGTGACTCTGCTGCTGCTTTGTTTTTCTCTAATTCAGTCATCAAATTGCTAGCAGCATTAGCACCAATTATGAAAGCGGTGCCAAGAATCGTAATAGCTCCGAATAGCCTGGTGCTAGCTGTCCAAGCAAAGTTGACGGCTATTGTATATAAGTTAACTGCAGTTGTAGCACCACCTATAAGTGCCGTAAAAGCAAGTAATACACCGAAGTTTTGAGCAATGAAGGAGAATAAGCCCCCAAATACATCAAGCAAAACTTTTATTGTTCCACCAGTAAAGGTTGTTGCGTCACTGATGTTTTTTATTTCAGCGATGAAACCTTCAAGAACTGGAATTGACTGATTGATAGCTTCAGCAAGTTTAGGACCCATAAAGTCAATGAGAGGAAGAAGTGCCTCTGTAAGACCCACCATTACTGGCAATAACTGAGTACCGATGCTGGCTTGCATGTTCTCAAACTGAGCCTGAAGCTTCATCTGTTCAACAAACAAGTTTCCTGACTGACCAGTAAAAGCACCCATAGCATCGGCAGCTCGCTCATAGAGCAGCTCCATACGGATAATCTGTTCTTGGTTACGCCTAGCAGCACCAGTAAGGTGATTTAGCTTTCTTGCTGCAAGCTCGGCATTGATTTCGCTTTGCTTCATGGCGACACCGAACTTCTCAATCGGGTCGTATTCACCGCGGAACAAGGCGGTCATACCAAGCAATGCTTCTTGAACATCGTAGCCATAGGTTGCAGCTAGGTCTACACCCAGGCTTACAAGCTTTTGAGTTTCTTTTGTTGTGTCTGCCATGCTAAAGCCAGATTGCTTTAGAACGGAACCTAGGAATACTGATGCTTTAGCAGCATCTTTTTGGCTAAGACCAATCTCATATGCGCCCTTTGTAAACTTCTCCATAGTAGGGGCAAAACCATCAAACACTGTTCTAAGGGAGTACATGTTTCGCTCAAGGTCACGCGCAGAGTCAATAGATTGACTTGTAAACTGCACAGCTTTTGCTGCTAAACCGAATCCTGCAAGAGTCGCTCC